ACCCATTAAACATTTCTTGTATTATAATGATGTATGAAACGAATGCTCATTGCAGCGAAAGGATAATTTCATGATTAACTTAGTACAACTACAACCAGAATATCGTTTTGACACCAAAGACATTGACCCGTATTGCGATATGGATTTAGAAGAATGCGGCTGGCATGTCAGAAAAGAAATAAAAACAATTATTGAAAAATGGAACGTGCAGCCGAACCCAGAACGTGATGCAAAAGGTAAAGTGCCACGCAATAGACAAACGCCTTACTGGTGTTCTTACAGAGATGTATTTATCCGTAATGGTTTTCAATTTGAAGATATTTCAACTTTACGGTCTGAAGTAAATCAAGCTTTAGAAAAGGTTATTGAGTGTAAGATAGACGCTATCGAGGAACTAAAGAAAATGCCGCAAGTGGATAATCTAGATTGCATCATTGCGTCACCACCTAAAGTTATTAGGTTTCTTGAAGAACTTATTGAACAGCTTAAACGTGACCAAGATTATGTTAATCAACACTTGGGCAGGGTTTTAAAACAAATTTCATAATGGTAATATGGGGTAGAGATGGGTTTGGGATCGGCTAGTTAAAATTCTCTACCCCATACATAATACGCATATAAAAAAAGGGCGGTTCATACCGCCCCTTTTCAATGTCTGTTGTGGTCTTGGTCAACCCAGATAGGGTGAGGAGTAAGCTTAGTCTTTCTCCCAAAGACAACTGTATCGTTTTCGAAGTCGATATCCCCAAGGCTTCTTTTATCGAAAAACTTGTGGATAAAATCTGGGCGCCCCCAAACTTTGACAGCTGCAGAAAAACCGTCACCGTCAAAGCCAATAAAGTGAACAATCTTATTCATTGAACAATTCTCTCCATCTATTCTTTTGAACATCGCCCCAGCCGTAACTATCCATTGCTCGGCGCATAATTCTGTCGGCGGTATCAGTCCAGACCAAAGAATTTTCTCTAGCCCATACCCATGCCCACAACTCTTTTGTCAGTAATGAGCGGTCTTGGAACTTACCCAAAATGTGACCAATTTCATGTAATGCTGAGACATAAAAACCTGTATTCTTTGTCGGGCGAATACAAATAGTTTTATTTGCTGGCCTTGCCCAATATCTGGGCTCGGCATCTTCTAACGATTGATACACAACTTTGATATCGTTTACCGCACATAATTCCTGTACATGTAATGCCATTTCAATTCGTTTCACTGTCATGATGTTTTCCTTTTCGGGTATGCGATAAGATCTTGAATGTATGCTTCACTCTTTTTCTTTTCACCGCTTTTGATTTTTCTTAATAATTCAATCCGCCTTAACTCATTTACTTCATATTGATTATCATGCCCACTTGGCAAATGATTACCTAAACTAGTGTTTGTTTCAGCTCTAAACGGCTCATTTACGTCCATGCAATAGTTAAAGCTTGTTAAGAAGTTTTCATCATCGAAGTCGGGGTCAACAACACTGTATTCTTCATATACATTATGAATTGCCTGCATATTAATGTGACTAACGACAACATTTTTTCTCCAGGTTTTGTACATTTTTCTTCTTTTTTGAAACTCTTCTAAGTCTTCTTTTGTTACTTCAAGTTTTAACTTCATTTTTCGCTCTTTTGTTGGAAAAAGATTGCACATATATTGACAATATTACTATCATTTACTACATTGTCAATAGTGCAAACGAACAAAACAAGAAGGAGATTTCTTAATGACTAAATTGTACTTGGCCTACGGGTCGAACTTAAACAAGGCTCAGATGAGCCAACGCTGCCCCACTGCCAAAGCTGTGGGTGCTGCAATGATTTATGGTTATGAATTGGTGTTTCGAGGTGTTGCTGACATTGCAAAGTCTAAAGACCCTAATATGTATATTCCTGTCGGCATCTGGGAGATTGAGCCAGCAGATGAATTAGCGCTTGATCAATATGAAGGTTGTCGTGCTGACGGCACAGGCCTTTATAGAAAAATCAAGGTGGCGGGTATCATGACATATACTATGAACACTGATGTTATTGCTATGCCCACTACAGGTTACTTTAATACTATTTTAGGTGGTTATCGTGATTTTGGGCTAGACACCAATTTTCTATATGATGCAGCTGGTTGGGCTGGTTATGAAGGTAAACAGTCTGATAACGTGTTTGGATTGGAATTAGTGTAATGACTAAATTACCTACTCACGAAGAATACTATGCATCAATTGAGGCGGGGGAACGTGTAAACTTTATCCCCCCTCATGCTAGAGCAATGGATGAATTTAAAAATCTTAGTCTTCAAGACAAACTCTTGTCTGAGGATGTTAGCATTGAACACTATCTTAGCCATATTGAAGAAAAATATAATGACGGTAAAATGAACCGTGATGAGTATTTTCAACAAAAAATAGGTTGGGAGCAACGTCAAATTCGTCTGCAATCTATTATGAAAAAGCGTTATAGTATTGCGCCCGAAGGGCGAGGCTTTTTCCTCGAACCAGATCCTGATGAAGGACTGTGGAATGGATGAACTCTTAACAATCGCATACGACTTAAAGCACCAGGTGGAATGTCTGCCTGATGTTTTTAAACATGAGAAATGTGTTGACCGATTTGATACTGATATGAGTATGATTAATCGTGTTAACGAAATTGTGAACGAACTAGAAAAAAGGAATGTAAAATGAGTGAAGAAGGTAATATCGTATATAGCTGTCCAGAACATGGCTTAGAAGTCTACAGGAAGCTAAAGAACAACCCTAGTGTGCCAAAAAATTATGTATATTCATATTTTCCGCCAGTTACTTTAGAAAACGGCACACAGATGATTGAAAAAATGTGGATTAAAATCATCAAAGGGGATCGCATGGGCGGTGAGGGCATCTTAGATAACGAGCCGCAGCACAACCCAAATTTTAAATTGCATGATGTTGTTCGCTTCAAAACTGATGAGAACGATATCACAAGAGCGTTTCAAAAAATGGAGAGTTAAATGGTTTATAAAGGATTGTCATGGTCTTGTGTCCTGTTCGGTCTATCAGTGTTTTGGCTGTCTTATGAAATTGTTCGGTTTCAGCAAACGGCGCCAGAAATTATCTCCGTAATTTTGTTCGGGTTAATCGGCGCCGTAATGGCTGTAATGGGATTGTTCGGGTTATGGGAAATTCGTAAAAAAAGGTGGTAATCTACTTGCAACTTGCAACTTGCGTTTTGCAAGTAAATCCGTGCAAGTAAAATGTTATGCTTTATCAATAGGTTGTGCGTTTACTTGCACAACTTGCAATTTAAACCAAAGTCTGTGCAAGTTAACGTAAAATATTGAAATCATTTGTACTTACACAACTTGCACAACTTGCATATATATATATATGTGGCTACTCGTGTAAGTAGCCCATATATTACTAAGATAAGGAGAGGCAAATGCCACAAGTCGGAGAGACTTTAACTAAGGAACAAACGTCTGTTGGTATGGAGCGGTTAAAACCTCAACAACAGACTTTTCTTAACAATTACTTTAATGGTGATATGACCCAGACTGCTGCGGCAAGAAAAGCAGGGTATAAAAACCCCACAGTTGCCGCTGTAAGGCTGTTGCGTAATCCTGTAGTACAGGAGCGTCTCGAAGAGATGAGGCTTGAAGCCAGAACGAAATATGGGGTTACTGTAGATAAATCGGTTCGGGACTTAAAAAAGATGCGTGATCAGGCTTGGGAACTCGGTCGGTTCGGTGAAGCTATTCGGGCTGAAGAACTGAGATTGAAGGCAACTGGACTACTTGTTAATAAAAGCCACGTTATGCACGAGGATGTGAACTCGATGAATCGGGAGCAAGTGCTTGAGAAACTTGACGAGTTTAAGCGTATGGCAGAACGCAGAATGAAAAATGTCACCCCAGCTGCAGATGATGTGGCTGAGATAGCAGAGGATAATAAATAAACCCATAATCGGGCATATAACTCCATTTCCTCGGGCGGACGGAGGCAAAGACCTGGGCAATCGGTGAATTGTTCGGGTTTTTTTGTGTTCGGGCCAGCTCGGTCGGTGCTGCTGGCCTCCAAAATGTTCGGGTTTCGGTGGTTCGGTCTTCCAGGCACATCGGTCCTGCTGGCAAAAATGTTCGGGTTTCGGGCCAGGGGGTCCCCTAAATACGAACAATTGTTCGCTGCTGGCAGCAGCTCCACCTGGGCTCTCGGGTTCAGGGGGTCGGGTAAATACGAACAATTGTTCAATAAATCTGGCTGCTGCACCTGGGCTCGCTGCTGCTGGCCGGGTTCAAATACAAACAATTGTTCGGTTTAAAGCCAGCAGCACCCGGCTGCCCGCAGCAAATCGGGGCTCGGTTCGGGGAATCGGGTATCCAATGGTACGTTTTTAGTACTTCGGCGCCCTTTCCTGCTGCAACTTCCAGGAGCTGGCACTTCGATTTACGAACAATTGTTCGTTTTCCTGGCTGGCTTGCCAGCAGGACGCAGCAATACGAACATTTTTTGGAGCGGCGCCCTGCAGCGCTGTCAAATTTATGACGAATAAAAATAAACTTTTTTCTTGTTTGTGCGAAAACTATTGCTTATATTATATAGTGTAGACGGTGAATGGGTCGAACTGTCCCTGTACTAGTTACATACTTTGAAAGGCCATCGTAACCGTCTACACTGTGAAACTAGAAACTAACGAGAAAGATATGAATTATAAAAAGGACGAAATCAAAGACCACTTCTACGAGTGGCTCTCAGATACCAAGAAGCATCAAGGTGCTAATTGGATCATTGACAATATGGACGACTTGCACCACGAGTGCTTCAACACAGACTACTACATCATTGGAACTCAGAAGGCGATTGATTGGATGGGAACCAAAAGTTGGGATATCATCAATCACATCAAGAACTATGAGCAAGACAACTTCGGAGAGTGTACCACAGACTTGAGCAACCCTGAGAAGGTGGTCAACATGTATGTGTATATCATTGGCGAAGAGGTCGTGAACGAATATAGAGAAAAGCAGGAGGCCGCATAAAGAATCGCTCGCCCGTGCGTTATCGGGTTTTCTCACTAGGGTAAACTTCCCCCCGCTTCGGCGGGGGTTTTTTTATGCACGGGGGCTGCTGGCGTAAAAATGTTCGGGTAGATTCGGGACTTTTTCCAGGGCGCCGCCCGCTGCACGCAAAAATGTTCGCCGAGCTTTCGCTGCTGGCCCGGCGATAACCCGAACAATTGTTCGCAAAACTATATGCCAGCAGCTCGGGCTCGGGACTCGGGGATCGGGGATCGGAGATCGGGGATCGGGGATCGGGGATCGGGTATTGGCTTTTGGCTTGGTCGCCCTGGTTTTTTCTGGGCAGCTGGCGAGCCAGCAGCAATTTGTTCGCAAAAAAATTGGCAGCTCGTCAATAATTGGTATTTTTCATGCGTCTAATAAGTAGAAAATAAATGAATAAATACGAACATTTTTCTTTACTATGTAATCTATTGCATGGTACAAAAGGGTAGGCGCTAATGCCTAGTGTGAAACAAAATAAAAGGAACAAAAAAATGTTTAAAGAAAATTCAAAAATCAGTGTTGTTTATTCAATGTTACATGAAGATGAAGATGGAACTATTGGGGCGACAACTAAAGAGTTGACAAAAGCAATCAATTCAACTGAGGCCCATGTTAGAAGTCTTATTTCGGAATTGAGAGTAATTCTTGCACGTAATGACATTTTTAATACTCAGACAAATGAGTGGATTAAATGGGAAATCGTTTTTGAAGATGGTGTCTATTACATCAAAAAATAGTGTGAAACAAACTAAACTAAAGGAACAAAAAAATGCCTAGAGAATTAGACGGAACAAATTTATTATCCACAACTTCGCTGTGGTCTGATGATGGTTATCAAGTCTTTGGATATGAATTAGAAGTTCATGGGATATCTGTTAGCCGCTCAAAACAAGTATTGAGAGATAACAATCTTACTTATTGTTGGGTTACATCAGATAGCACAGATGTGGTAGATGCTGAGATAGTCTTCCCCCCTTTACCTAATTGTGATCTTGCATGGGATAAAATAAGAGAAGTCATGCAAGCTTTAGAAAATGCGGGCGCAAGGGTTGGCCTTGTTGATCTAGGGGGTCATGTTCATATTTCCGCAAGGCGTGTTTTGAACATGGACATGGTAAGCTTTACCCTTAAAGCTTGTGAATTGGCTATGCAATCTTTTGAAGAAGGATCAAACGATAAAGATCAGAGACAATATCCGCCTTTAGATTATTATGGTGATATGTTTTCTTATACTCTTTGCCGTGATGTTATCAAAAGATATGCTACTTTTCAGCCTAGCATTGACGAGATACTAGCGCCTTCTAGACGCAATTATAGGATGGCACAGCCCGTACCAAATGCCTTAAATGCTCGTTTTGACAATATCAATTGTTACAACGCAATGGCTGATTATTTGGGGGGTAAATTTAGGGTGATAAATGTAAACCCTTTGACCACAACGGGCGCCATTGAGTTTAGACAACACCAAGCTACACTAGACGCAAAAAAGCTTAGAGCATGGGTGACATTGATTATGAACATGTTCAAATGGTCTGATAATTATCGTCTAGATTATCAAGCCGAACAAGCTACTGAGGAACAACCCTTTAGGCGCTTTTCTCGCAATGGTACGGCATGGGATATGTGCCGAACTGAAAATGGGGCAACCGTCCGTGAATTGATGGACGCTATAGGATGGACACCTAACAATGTAAGGCGCACTATCTCAGAGTGGCGATCACGCTTTGGTGATGATGTTGTTCAGACCATTGGACAACAGAATAATGGGGCTTCCTATCGTGATGGGGATACTCATACAAGATACATAGTCCGTCAAATAATGGGGGGCGGAATATCAGTACTTCCAGAAAACAGAGCGGGTACGCCTTCAATATGGGGCGGATTAGATGATGAGTGGTACGAGTTCTTCATGCAACGCCGACACGAATTATCTCGTTAATATTTGGGGGGCGCTGCCCCCCATTTTTTTTGTCTTAATTACCGACTGGCGATCGTCAAAAAATTGACGCGTCAAAATATTGACAGCCAGGCCGTCAAAAAATTGACAGGTACCCTAAAGGGTTTTTCAAAAATTTGCAGATCGGGTTTTGCATGGGTTGCCCCCCTTTTTTGCACACGCAAAAAAATACAGCGGTTTACGCAATGTTCCACAAAAACAACTGGCATACTATTGACCAAGTTGGAAATATATTGCATACTGTCAAAAATATGACACCTGAAGGAGGGTTTAAATGGAATATACAAAGTACAGATGGCTGATGGGTGATGAGAAGCATTTCTCTGCTGCCACAGACAGCCAGTTTTTAACTGGATTGCGAAGTACGCAGATGCAATCAAGGACAGATGACGCTGCTTTCATGCGTGATATGGCTATGTTGGCGACTGATTGGACGGGCAAGCCTGTTCAATACACCAACATTCCGTCTTTGCGGCGTGATTTATTGCGGTCTGGTGCGATTGCTGTGGAGGAAAGCAATGCCAGAGCGCAGTGATAAGTCGTATTCGGATTGGGGTCCGTCAGAGCTTCGTGAAAAGCGTACATATATGGGCTTAACCAAGCGTGCGCTGGCTGGGAAGCTGGGTGTTTCTGAGCGTCAATACTCAAATTATGAGAGTGGATATACAAAAATAGACCTTCCGCTTGAATATGCGGTGCGTTGGCTGTCTGTTGACCCTATGGTTAGGGAAAAAAGCGCAGGTACCCTGACAGATTTTCAAAAAGAGCGGATAAATCGTCTGATGGATGCGATTGATGAGTACCCCGTCTCTAATTTAGACGAAAAAGGGCAGAAAATTTTACTACAATGCGTTGATGAGATTTCAACTTTAGTAGATGCAGTTGCCTGATGCATTAAATTAGCCTATGATTGTCGCATCAATCAATTTTAGGCGGTGAAAATGATGCAAAACAACCCAATGGGCGCCATGATGCCTCAAGGAGTAGCGCCCGCAGCCTCTACAGGCTTAAATTTTCAAAGTGACCCCTCTATGAGGGCTCAATTTAAGGGTTTTATGTCTGGAATGCAGGCAAAACAGCCTGCTCCGATGGCTCCAATGATGCAACAACCGTTGCCGATGCCTTCTCCGATGCAAAATATAGATATTTTTCAGCCTTCCGTGCCTATGCAGATGGCGATGGGTGGCGCGGTGCCTCGTAATACGCAAATTGCGGGTCAGCCTCACATGTTATCGTACATTACGCCCGGCGAAGCTAATGTTTTACAGTCTATGGGTGGTTCTGGCGCTCCTGGGCCAGGTGGTATTCCGTCATTTTTCTTTGATTTTGATGGTGGTGGTGTCACTGGTGGCGGTAGAGACGATGTTGACAGTGGTGGGGGTGGCACCACTAATTTTAGCTCTGGTGGGTATGAAGAAGCGGCTTTTGGCGGTAGTGATGACGGCGGCTCTACTCCTGGTTTAAACTTGGTTACATCTTCTGGAAATCCTGCTGGTGTTGCGATTAGTGGCAACGTGATTACTGGTGGCAATATACGAGGCGGAAATAACCCTGTTGCTGCAGGTTTTGGTGATGGTGACGGCGGTAGCGGTGACCCTGTAATGGATGCTTTATCTCGAGCGCTTAATACTACAGCTAGAGTAAATGCTGCACAGCAGGCACAACAACAAGCCATCGCTGACCCTGCTTTATCTCAAAGGTTTCAGGACATACAGGCTGCGGATACAAGAAACATCGCAAGAACAAATATAGCGGACACACTTGGCGAGTACGGAACTGGTGCTGGAACTGGTGCTGGTCGTGCCGTGGATGCCATAGACTTTGACCCTAATTTTGAGTTTGGTGAGCTTGACAGAAACATTGATTTGCTGGGTGATGCATTTGGCCCTAATGATGTTCAAGCAATGCAAAATACCTTTAGTGGAACTCCTTCTCCTATTGCTGTGCCTGATGCGATTAGAGAGCAAAGAGAACGGCAGCAAGCTTCCTCTGATGTTCAAGCTATGCAAAATCCCGTTGCTATGCAAAATCCCGTTAGTAATGTTGTTAATATCGCCACTCCCACATCTCGCCCTGAAGGTCTTGGTATTGGTTCTATAGCTGTTGAAGAGGCTAACCCAGCAGCATTTGGGCGTGGGGGACGGCAAGCCCCTGAATTAGGCTTTGAGTTAGGTGGTATGGGCGCTGAAGGTGAGGCTGTTCCTCCTCCTGGCGCATCTGCTGCTGAAGTTCAGGCGGCTATAAACGCTGCTCGTGCTACTGGTGATTCAGCGTTTAAAAGACAATCAGAAATAGGTCGTTTAGCTGATTTGATGGACCGTCAGACAACTGTAACTTTAGCTGACCCTAAAAACAGGCCAGGTAGAGTTGATCCTAATACAGGACTGCCGACTAATATTGATGCGAAAAGCGTTAGCTCTCTTGAGCAACTAGGTCGCCGTGCTGCAAGAGCTAAAACTGGAATTATGGGGCTTGTTGATAAGCTTACTGGGTTTAATCCTGCTGAAATAATGTATAACGATATTGTTCAGAAGGGGTATTCTCCAGTTTATGATAATCGTGGTCAGATTATTGCTACAGTTAATCCTGAAACAGGTCAGATAGGTGCGGGAAGCCGCTCGATTGATATGAATGCTATTTCTCAAACTGAGGGTGATTTAAAAGCGTTTATTTACAATCCGTTTATTGACCAGAATTTAATGGGTGGTCGTGACGACAGTGAACCTATTAAGCCAATAACCCCACCAAAGCCAGAAGATCCCGAGCCAGAGGAAGAGGTTGCAGATGATCCAGTTAGATTGCCGCCATTTATGACATCTCCAGTGGTTGAGTCTTCAGGGCCAGCGCAAGTTGCGAATCCTTTAGGCTTTGGCTACGGTCAGATAAGTGGTTTAACTCCCAATTTAAACAGTGCGGCTGATAATTTCTTGAGGCTGTTGGGCGGCGGCAGATAAGATGAATGAACCAGAACTTTGACATACCTCTTGAGTTTCTTACTGACGATGAGGTTCAAGAACTTAGTAAGTTTGTAGGCCGACTAGAAGAAGTTTCTAAAAGAGACGAGTCGCAAAGCGATTTTATAACTTTTGTAAAGCATGTCTGGCCTACATTTATTCAGGGCAATCATCATAAAATATATGCTGAAAAGCTACAGAAAGTGGCTGAAGGCAAGATAAAGCGTTTAATTATTAACATGCCGCCCAGACACACAAAGTCTGAGTTTGCGTCATATTTGTTTCCTGCTTGGCTTATGGGCCGTAATCCAAACACTAAAGTTATTCAGGCAACGCACACGGCTGAGTTAGCTGTGGGATTTGGTCGTAAGGTTAAAAACCTTATCGACAGTGAGATATATCGTGACATATTTCCTGATTTAGCGTTAGCTAGTGATGCGAAAGCATCTGGTCGTTGGTCTACATCCAAAGGAGGCGAGTATTATGCCGTGGGTGTTGGTGGTGCGCTTGCTGGTCGTGGTGCTGATTTGTGTATCATTGATGATCCTGTATCTGAACAGGATGCGTTATCACCTACCGCACTCGATAATATTTACGAATGGTATACATCAGGTCCAAGACAGAGACTCCAGCCGGGAGGATCGATAATCATCGTGATGACCCGGTGGAGCATACGAGATTTAACGGCGAAAGTGTTGCAGAAGCAGGCCGAGGGTGGGGCGGATCAGTGGGATGTTGTGGAGTTTCCAGCGATATTTCCAGATTCAGACAACGTGTTATGGCCCGAATATTGGAAACGAGAAGAATTAGACGCTGTTAAAGCATCTATTCCTGTTTCTAAATGGAACTCTCAGTATTTACAAAATCCAACAGCCGAAGAAGGGGCGATTATCAAGAGGGAGTGGTGGAATGTTTGGGATAGTGGTAGCCCGCCTGCCTGTTCGTACATCATACAATCATACGATACAGCCTTCTCTAAATCAGAGAGGTCGGACTACTCTGCTATTACTACTTGGGGTATTTTTGAGCCTGTGGATGGAGACGGCGAGGCCATCATCTTACTTGATGCGCAGCGAGGTCGATGGGATTTTCCAGAGCTTAAAGACGTTGCCCAAGATTTATATACAGAGTTTGAGCCAGACATGGTGCTTATTGAACAAAAGGCCAGTGGTATGCCGCTCACCCAAGAACTGCGGAGAATGGGGGTGCCTGTCACGCCCTTTACCCCTTCAAGGGGGGCGGATAAGTTCACACGGATGAATGCTTGTGCGCCTGTTTTTGAGTCTGGTATGGTGTGGCGACCTGACATGAATTTTGCTGAAGAGGTCGTTGAGGAATGTGCCTCATTTCCTAACGGTGAACATGATGACTTGGCTGATTCGA